GACACTAAGGAAGCCAAACGCTATCTACGAGAAATTCTAGACAATGCTCAAGGCTTTGTTGCCTGGGACACGGAAACAACTGCACTGTATCCTCGCGATGGTTACGTACTGGGCGTTTCTCTTACTTACAAGACTCACCAAGGTCGTTACATTGAAACTGATTGCTTGGACGAAGTTTGTATCGACCTGCTACGTAAGATTGCTAAGGATTTCGTAACAGTCTTTCACAATATGAAGTTCGACTTCAAGATGATTAAGTACCATCTTGATATTGACTTTGATCGCACCCGTGTACATGATACTATGCTTATGCATTACGTTCTAGACGAGAACGACAGTCATGGTTTGAAGCCTCTGGCCCTAAAGTACACCGACTACGGCGATTACGATACTCCCCTAGATGATTTCAAACGCGAGTATTGTGCTACTCATGGTATTCTGCAAGACGATTTCACTTATGACTTGATTCCGTTCAACGTTATTAGTGAATATGCTAGTATTGATACGGCAGTTACTTTTGATCTTTTCCATAAGTTCTGGCCTATTGTACAAAAGAATGATAAGCTACGTTTTGTTTACGAGAAACTGCTTATCGACGGCACCCTATTCCTAATGGATATGGAAGAAGTTGGTATTCCAATTCATCGCGAGCGTATGCAAGCAGCCGATCTTTATCTGAATGAAAAAATTCAGGAAGCTAAAGAAGTGGTTTATGGCTTTGATGAAGTTAAAAAGTTTGAACAAGACAATGGCAAAATCTTTAATCCTAATAGTGTTATGCAGTTGCGTACTGTGCTATTCGATTATCTCGGACTACAGCACAATGGAAAGAAAACTGCAACAGGAGCTATTTCCACCGATGCTGAGGTTCTTAAGGAACTAGCAGATCAACACCCTCTTCCAGCTGCTATTTTGAATGTACGGCAGCTTGGTAAGATTCAGAATACCTACATTCAGAAGATTCTACCGGAGCTAGACAAAGATGAGCGTATTCGTACCAACTTTAATCTTATTTTTACCACTTCTGGGCGTCTGTCTAGTAGTGGTAAGTTTAACGCGCAGCAGATTCCGCGAGACGATCCAATCATTAAAGGATGTATCAGTGCTCCAGTGGGATACAAAATCGTATCCCAAGATTTGACAACAGCGGAGATGTATTATGCAGCTGTGTTATCAGGTGACCAGAATTTGCAAAAAGTTTTTTCAGGTGGCGGAGACTTCCACTCGACGATTGCACACATGGTATTTTCACTACCTTGTGCCGTTGAAGATGTTAAAAAGCTATATCCATCAATGCGACAGTCAGCTAAAGCGATCTCCTTTGGTATCCTTTACGGCTCAGGGGCAAAGAAGGTGTCTGAGACGGTTACCAAAGCGACTGGAGAATACTACAGTATCGAACAGGCGCAGGATGACATTAAAGCGTACTTTACAAAGTTTAACAAACTAAAGCGTTGGTTGGATTCTCGTAAAGAGTTCATTCAGGCTAATGGCTATACTTATAGCTTTTTTGGTCGTAAACGTCGTTTGCCTAACGTGTTCTCTAGTGATAAAGGTATTGCTGCTCACGAAGTGCGTTCAGGTATTAACGCTGAAGTACAGTCTCTAGCTTCTGACATGAACTTGTTTGGTGCTATGGGAACTGCTAATGAAGTTAAGGCTAAAGGTCTTGATGCTCATATCTTCATGTTGGTTCATGACTCGATTGTTGCTATTGTTAAGGACGAAGATGTGGTGGAATACTGCGAGATCCTAAAGCGCAATACTCAGCAAGATCTTGGTTGCTCGATCAAAGGCTGCCCTATCGGAGTCGATCAAGATATTGGCCAAGACTACAGCTTTGATCACTTCGAGGAAGTTTATGAACTTAGAGAAGATCGTTTGGCCCGTGTTCAGGCTGGGTGAGAAAGAACCTCAGAGAGACAATGATGTGGTTTATTACGCGACAGAGTACAGTGATCTTGATACTCACGAGCACACTGCTACTTTTCGCGTAGTAGATGATCGAAACATTCCAGGCGATACCCTAAGCCGTAGAAGGCTGAAACTGGCAGTAGATAATGTACCCCTATTTCCAATACGTCAAGCTATCTACTTTTTAGGCGATTTGTTAAAGTTAGCAAAGACAACTACCTGGTTTATTGATAGCCAAGGACAGTTGTTTCAACATAAAAAATCTACCCGCGCCAAACTGATTGTAAAGAAGATTAAAAATGTTTTTCCGACAACAGGACTAGGTGCAGTAATTGAACTAGAGGGTATGCATCAGCGGTTCAAAACAATGTTTAAACCTAGTGCTGATATGCAGTATGCTGCTGTTTTGCAGGTTGGATTAAGTTATATATTTTATGGTTTATATGCTGATAAACCTGCAGAAAGCTGGAGACTTATATAGTGGCTAAAGCAATTATTAGTAATCGTATTTACATGGATAACCCAGGTGTAGATACTACAAAAGCCATTATTAAGGCTCTTACTTATAAAATTCAAAAAGATACTGGGTCTAAGAAATTTGCGGCAGTAGAGACAATTAAGAATTATAAGTCGCTAACTAAAGGTATTCTCAGTATTCCGCAAGGCAGACAAGACCTTATTCCAGAAGGTTACGAAATAGTAGACAAACGAGTAATCGTTCCAGTACCTTTTCCCGACCCTAAATTTCCACTTCGTAGCGAACAGCAGATAGTATATGATGAAGTCGACGACACAGTGTTTATCAACGCTCTTGTGGGATGGGGTAAAACCTTCACAGCCTTACATCTGGCCCATAAGTTCGGACAGAAGACCTTGGTCATTACGCATACTACCGCCCTACGAGACCAATGGGCAGAAGAAATTGAAGTCTTATTTGGGCAAAAACCCGGAATTATTGGTAGTGGACGAGTTGACCACGAAGACCACTTTATCACAGTATCAAACGTACAAACCCTTGTTAAGCATACTAGTGATCTGGCTAAGGAGTTTGGGACTATTATCCTTGACGAGGCCCACCACTGTCCTGCCACTACATTTGCATCAATTATCGATAGCTTCCATGCTAGATACCGTATCGCTCTAAGTGGTACGATGATTCGTAAAGACCAGAAGCACGTAGTGTTCAAGGATTACTTTGGTAGTCACGTTGTTAAACCTCCTCAGTCTAACACTATGACTCCACAAGTGAAGATTCTAAAACCTGGTATTACGCTAAAACCAGGTGCTACTTGGGTGGAAAAGATTAATGAACTTACTCAAGATGACAGCTATAGACGTTTTATTGCTGCTACAGCATTAACTCAAATGGATAAGGGACATAGTGTCCTTGTGATTGCAGATCGAGTAGAATTTCTAGAAAAGGTTTCCGAATATGTTGGTGAAGAAAGTGTGCTGGTTACTGGCAACACCGAGTTCGAAGATAGGCAAAGAGCAAAAGAGCAACTCCTTAGTGGAGAGAAAAAGTGTGTATGTGGTTCCAGGCAGATCTTCTCAGAAGGCATATCTGTTAACATCTTGTCCTGTGTGATCTTAGCAGTACCAATGAGTAACGATTCGCTACTCGAACAAATTGTGGGTCGAATACAACGTCTGCATGAAGATAAACTGCAACCTTTAGTAATCGACATTCACTTTTCTGGTTTCGCCGATAAAAAACAGAACAACGATAGGCTTGGGCTGTATATGCGTAAAGGCTGGGAAATAATCACCGTATAGAAAAATTGACTTGTCAATGCTTCTCCAAAATGGTATAATTATTGCTTGAAACGGAGAATATGACTCTATTTTTCAACATTTTAATATTAGAACAGGAAACTTTATGTGACCCGGACTATATGTTGCAGGCTCTTAGATTTCATTGGCAGAAACGAACAATCGCAAAAAGTAAATACAGCGTTTACAAGCCATTACAGAAATCATTAGCAGGCAGTAGTTTTTTGTTAAACCCCACGGACTTTTTCAAAGATAAAACTACAGATATTCGTTACTTAGCTCAGTACCTAAGATTATGTGGACGCCGAGATTACGCACTTTACAAATCACACCGCATCAAATACTTAGACCTGAGTTACTTTAGCGATTTAAACCTAAGCGCATTGGAATCAAATCCATTGCTAGAAATTACAAACAACCAAATCAAATTCAAATACGAGGAATTAACAAATGGCAATTAGCTTCAAAAATACCAAAGGCAAGGCTCAATCTAACAAGGTCGACGCTTTTGAGTACAAAGATGGTGAAAATACTGTACGTCTGATTGGTGGCATTCTGCCCCGTTACGTGTACTGGCTAAAAGGTTCTAATAACAAAGATATTCCAGTTGAGTGCTTGGCATTCAGCCGTGATAAAGAGAAGTTCGATAATCTCGAAAAAGATCACGTTCAAGAGTTCTTCCCAGAAGCCAAGTGCAGCTGGAGCTACTCTATTAACTGTATCGACCCTAAGGATGGTAAAGTTAAGGCTCTTAACCTGAAAAAGAAACTTTTTGAACAAATTATGACGGCTGCTGAGGATCTTGGTGATCCTACTGACTACGACACTGGTTGGGACGTCGTATTCAAGCGCGTTAAGACTGGTCCTCTGGCTTTCAACGTTGAATACCAGTTGCAAGTTCTGCGTTGTAAGGCTCGCAAACTATCGGAAGAAGAGCGTGCTCTAGCCGATGCTGAAAAGTCTATCGACGAAAAGTATCCCCGCCCTACAGAAGCCGAAGTCTTGGCTCTGCTAGAAAAGATTACTTCTGGCACTGATGGTGAAGATAACCAATCAGCTGCTGAAAAAGAAGCTGTTAGCGATCTGGATCAATAATCACACTAGCCTGGTAAACCTAAAAGCTTACCAGGCTTTTTTGCCTCAAAAACCATGAAAATACTATTCACGGCGGACGTGCACATTAAGTTAGGTCAGAAAAATGTACCTGTTGAGTGGGCAAGAAACCGCTTTAATATGTTGTGGGATCAACTAAAAGAGCAGCAAAAGCATTGTGATTTATTTGTAGTAGGCGGAGATATTTTCGATAAACTGCCTAATATGGAAGAACTGGAAACATACTTTGATTTTGTTTCTAGCTGTCAAGTAGAAACTATAATTTATCCAGGTAATCACGAAGCTGTGAAGAAAGATACAACTTTTTTATCAAATTTGAAAGTTGTGACTTCCCGCCTTAATCCCTTAGTCAGAATCGTAGACGATTTTTATACGTATAAAGGCGTTGACTTTGTACCGTATAATAAGCTAAAAGAACTCGAAAAAACGGATTTTAATTTTGCCGAAAAAGTTTTGTGTACTCACGTACGCGGCGAAATTCCTCCTCATGTAAAGCCTGAAGTAGAACTTGACATTTTCGAGCGTTGGACTACTGTTTTAGCTGGCGACCTTCATTCCTATGAAAATTCCCAACGAAACATCTTATATCCTGGATCTCCTGTCACGACTAGCTTCCATCGCCATGTGGTGGATACTGGTGTTATTCTCTATGATAGTGATACGAACAGTCATAGTTGGATCAAACTCGAACTTCCTCAACTTATTCGTAAAACTGTGGGTGTTCATGACGAAAAACCTGCTACCAGCTATCATCACACTATCTATGAGATAGAAGGTGATATGGCGGAACTAGCTGAGCTAGAGAACTCCGACCTAATTGATAAAAAAGTAATCAAACGAGCTACTGAATCAGCACTTATTCTAGACCCTGAAATGACACTATCGGAAGAAGTTTCCGAATATTTGACATTTATTCTAGAATTACCAAGCGATACTGTAGAGCGCGTACTAAAGGAAATGCAAAACTATGCAGACAAACTCGATTAAAGCGATTGTATGGTCGCAAACAAACTGCCCAGCATGTAATCAAGCTAAAGCACTATTAGACTCTCGTGGCATTGCATACGAAGTAAAAATGCTAGGTGAGAATGCTACTAAAAAAGAACTACTAGATGCTGTTCCTACAGCTCGTAGTGTTCCTCAGATCTTCCTTAACGGAGAATACGTAGGCGGATTGGCTGAACTGAGAAATGCACTACGATGATTACATTAAAAACATTGCGCTGGTCAAATGCATTTAGCTATGGTAAAGACAATGTTGTAAGTTTTGTTGACAGCCCTCTTACACAACTTGTAGGTAAGAATGGTCACGGTAAATCTAGTGTAGCTTTGATTTTGGAAGAAGTGCTATTTAATAAGAATAGCAAGGGTATCAAGAAAGCTGATATCTTAAATCGTTACATTAAAGATAAAAGCTACACCATAGAATTAGATTTTGACAAAGACGGTGTAGATTATCAAATTAAGAGTACCCGTGGCACTACACAAGGTGTCAAGCTGTACAAAAGTGGCAATGATATTTCAGCACATACAGCCACAGCAACTTACAAAATGATCGAAGACGTTCTCGGCTTCGATCATAAAACGTTTGCACAAATTGTTTACCAATCAAGTGCATCCAGCTTAGAATTCTTAACTGCGCCAGACACGGCTCGGAAAAAGTTCCTTATTGAGTTACTGAACCTAGGTAAATATACTAGAGCACAGGAAACTTTCAAAGAAGTTGCACAGGAACTTAGTCGCGAAATTTCAGTAGTAGAATCTCAAATTAAAACTGTCAATAGCTGGTTAGATAAATATGGCAGTACGGATCTTACACATAGAGACTATGTGGAGGTTCCAGTAGTTAAAGATGATCTGATTAGTGGGCAAGCAGAGATTACTAATAAATTAACTAATCTAGATCAGACCAATAGAAAAATTACAAATAATAATACCTACAAACAAGTACAGAGTGGCCTTAAATTATTTCCAGTACGACCTGAACCAGTTGTAGAAGATCTAACAGCTAAAAAGGCTGTTTTCGTAAAAGAGCAAGT